CAGGAACATCTCTATCCTCTATGTAGGCGTATTTATCTATAAAATACTCTACACTTTTGGAGGATTTACGAAATTCCAACTCAACCTTTAAGGACGCTTTTTCCCTTAACTTCTGAGCGGATAGTTTTTTCTTTTCCTTTTGTTGATCGGTCATAAGATCACCTTGTTATTTATCAGTTAACTAAACGGTATAACATTGTAGTCAATACCGTTGATGTATGCCCATTTGACTAGATCCATGAGTTTAGGTTTGTCACATATCCAATCACTACTGACATATACCTGCATGTAACTTTCATTTGCTACCACAAGTGCTTCTTTGAAATGTTCTTCTGTTACAGAGAACCAACCTTTATCACACTCAATTTTAGGGTTGGCATTATTCAATATTTGCTTTGCCGCATCTAAATATTCAGGGCGACATAGAATGATAGTTGGTTCAACTTCATATATAGTGTCAGTGTTTTTATTAACAGAATTACGTAACATTGAAGTAATGTTACTTCTCATTAAATCACTCTGTTCTTTAGTCAACTTTAATGGATTAGGTTCAACCGTAAACGGTATACACATAGATGTATCAATACTTGACTTAGCGGTACTGTCTGATTTAAGAGTTTGATAATGTATGTCGTTGCTACACATGATAACACCTCCGTTCTCGATTAATCGTACTTAGGAAACTTAACTGAATCATTGTCAACTAGACTTTTTGCCTTATCTCTTGCTATGTCGATAATATTGTCATAACCAATATCGAGTAAGGCGAATCTGCTGAATGATATATTGATGTTGATGTATTCTCTGTCTATTTCCTCAGATACAGAAACATCTATTTCATTGCCTATCATTTGAGTTCTCTCCTTATTACGTAGTTAACTGACTTTTGGTAGTTTATGAAATGCGTAACTGTTTAGATGGTGATAGCATAAGGTACAGGTACCACCGCCAGGAGTCCCGCCAATCCATACCGGGGGGTGTTTGACCCCCACCCCCTCTTTTTGGCGAATATCCTGCTAAATACGTGCGCTCGCGCTCCTGCTCATGTATGCGCTGCGCTCTGTGCGTACAATACAGTGTCACAACCCTGCGCCTGTGAAGTGGAGCAGGTACGGTGAAATGTCCACCACAGCAGGACAATTGGCGTTTTTGGTACCAGTAATAGTACCTGTAAACAGAGAAACCCAGCAACTACGCACGTTACAAGGTTCCTGCTAGTTGACATAATATTTATTATCGGACCTGCGATAGGTACAGCGCGTACATATCTATACTGCTTTCGGGGTAACTAATCCTCCAGCAACTTTTCGAGTTCCTCGTCCGACATCCCAGCTATGCGAACATCTACAGGGCCGCCGTCAGCGCCCGTGAGCTCCATTGATACGTTTTCCCTATACTTCTGCGGCATAGCTCCTTTGGTGGCGAATATAAGCAATGTATCTGAGTATTTCCGCACCGTTCCGCACTCCTGACCTTGATAGAATACCGGCTCCAGAACTCCCTCGACGGCTCTACGCCTGACTTCCTGCTCTAGTCGGTCACAGGCTTGTTTCTCAGCTTCCCGGAATCGTTCGACGTATTCAGCATTTTCCATCCATTGATAATGAGATGTCCGGCTAATTCCGGCCAATTCGGCTGCATGTGTAACCGTTCCCACTTCTGCATATGCGGCCAAGAACGCTTCCCTTTTAGCCTGAACAGATTTGTCATGGTCGCTCATTTTACATTTCACCTCGATTTACTTAGATATTCTTATGTAAGATACAATAAACTACTTCTTTGTCTCTGCATACTTCGCTTTCACCCAGTCCGGCAAATAACAATCCAGTTGATTCCTGAATATCAGATATAGATTCAAAGGTATCCTGTTGCTGCTGAAAAAATAAATAGGGTTGACATAGAAATGTACTTCTTTCTTTTCTCCAGCTTCTACATTCACCTTTGCCATGATTCCCAGATCAATCATTTTACGCACAAACTTCTTTGCCTGGTATTCTTTTAGTTCTATCACTTCGCCAATTTGCTTTTCATTGTACGGACGTATTCCACCATTTCCGCGGTATCCGAGCATATTCGTATTTGACCAAATTTTCTTTGCCAACGTTGCCATTTGTCCGCGTTCTTTCATCGTTGTCTCAGGTGGGAAGTCTATATCCAAAAAGGATTTTGCGAAACCTTTCCGCGCCCAAAACAGATAACCTTTTTCCTCGTCAAAAGACGATGCTATGTAGCGCACATTTTTTCCGCGCAACTCTCCTGTTTCCTCTTCTATGTAGCGTGTTTCTTTGAGCATTTTACCACCTGATTTCTCGTTGGTTTTTCGTACTATTTCGAAAGTCAAAACACGCAAAAAAACCAACAGTAAAAAACAACTCAAACCGTTGGTATTTCTGGCTTTGCAGGTTTTGGTCACGAAAAGATGCATATAAAAGATATATAGGTATCTTTGCATGGTCGGTTTTTCTCTCGCTTCTATACAAAACAAAAAGCACCCTCTCGGATGCTCCACAAACAGTATTCGTCTACCTAAAACAGTAGGCAGACACAAATAAAAAAACATGGTATAAAACTCCCACTATATCATTTTATCACGGTTAAACCCCGAAAACAAGAAAAACTTTACGTTTTCCGCATATCCATAGAAAATAGATACACTTTTCTCTTCTCCACACCCTCCACAACAAAAACAGCTTCGCCACAGCGCCCATACAGCCACACAAAACACATTGCAGGTATGTTTGTACCTCCAATTTGTGTATGGTCACTACAAGCACGTTTGCAGGGGTTTTCGTGTTGTTTCTATAGTAGCGGAAAAGCTGGGTTGCCATATGGATATCCAGTATGTTATACTATCATTGGAGGTGATTCAAATGTCAGCAAAGCGGAAAGAAAAATATAGAGAAGGCTGGGAAAGTTTTAATTTGCGCCTGTCTATAGAAGATAAAGCAAAACTAGCCGAAATATCAACAAATACGCGGGTTCCAGCATCGGAAATAGCCAGAACTGCTATCAAAAAAGAAATTGCGGAAATTCAAAAAACGCTGAAAAAGGCAGATACGGCTAGTATCTAGTAGGCTGGATAAGCTGGGTATCCATAAATAGCTGAATATGACGTTAAATCGGGCTAGACGGTATGGGTATCCACATGATAGTATAAGCACATGGAACACAGCAACAAAATAACAACGAGAGGGGATGCACTGAATGAGCATAACTAACGTAAGGGAACTGGTTAACAACAAACTATCCCTGTTGGACATAAATAATAAGCACTGCAAAGGCGAAACCGGAGTAACCAGAATTGACCACGAACTATCCGGGATAAAGCAGGCACTCAGGATAATGGGATTCGACCTAGAGATAAGAAAAAACCCCTACTTTTGGGAAAACGGCGAACCATCTACTTATAAGATTGATTTTGTTGAATAAACTCTTTGCGGAGAGTCTAAACAGCCTTAAGCCGCAAGCGTTCCCCTTCGGGGGAGGTGGCAAGTTAAAACTAAATACGAGGGGGATACACACATGAAAATTCACAACGGCGAGAACATCGACATCACGGTAGTTACCGACTTAGGCGAAACTGTAATACCTGCTAAAACCACAGTTGAAGTCGAAATTCCAGAGGATGCAATCTTAAACCTGCACGACCACACCATGTATGTGCAGGAAGAAGGGAACTGGTACAGTAAGACGGAACAATGCTACACAGGCGCAGACATGGAAATCTACCTGGAAGGTTAGTCGAAACCGGGTTCGCCCGGTCAGCAGGAATTTGTCTACCTGCTCTGAGGATGACAGACAAAGCGCACCGCACACGCATAACTCCTTTAGAGAGGGGTTTTGTTGAGGCAAAGGAGGAATATCAATGACAACAACAATAATGCTACTAGACGAGCAAGGCAACATTTCCGAACTGGCAGTTTACACCTTGCCGGCAAAGCAAGCGTTAATTGCTTACCGCCAAAAGTTTGAGTTCAAAAACGGCAATACCTGGACTTACCCCAGCGAGGATGCAGTAATTCGTGAAATGCGAGGGGGTGAATACTGCTACTTCCGAGGTGATGCCAACATTTTCACCAGGTCCGCGACTACCTAAAGTCGCAGTTTTACCCAAATCCTTTTGCGAGGAGGGTTTACTATGCAATTTCAAAAAATCCAGAACAAGATTGACGCTCAGAACTTTTGCCAAAACATCAAAAAAATCCGCACTTCCGAGGGCGAACCAGTTGCCCAGCGCAACGAGGGAGGGGATCTGGTTATAAACCTCACGTCGGGCGCAAACAGTGTATATAGCATTTATATTTACCCCGACCACTGGGACTGTAGTATCCAGGGCGAGGGCATGAGCGCACCGGCAGAAACCATACCAAACGAAGTTGACTGGATATACAAAAGGCGCGAAATGGTCAACCGCTCGTTCCTGCCGATTTGGGACATATAGTCTTTCGTGGTGCCTACCTTCCGGGGTAGGTAGTATGAAACACTATTTTGAGGGGAGGAACCATAATGTTAGCAACAGCCGAAAACATGCACCACAGCCCCACACAGGGGAGCAAAACGCCGGAAGGTACAAATACACCCAGACTAAACAAATATCGTGTCAGACTGCATTTTAGGGAAATTATGTGCGCCGGTCAGGTTATCCCAAAGGGCACCAGTACAGAGATAGTTTGGGGAGCTTCGCCGCTGGATGCAATTATCCACACAGTAGATCGTTACCGCGATCCCGAAATGGTTTTAGTGTGGGCCGAGGTGGTTGACTGGTATCCGGTTAGGGTCTATTTACCTGCAAATTGGGGAAGTCCTGCATTTGTTCACGACGACGAAATTTTGGCCAGCAGTCGGCAAGATGCTTGCGCCAACGCTGTTTGGAATTGGCCAAAAGCGGAGAGGGTGGAGGTGATCGGATAATGAAAAAATACAGGGTAAGGTATTATTGTAAGGATTATTCGTGGGTCATTTCCGTGCTATCGGTTAACCCTCTAAGTGCTTGCATATATACTGTCTTATGGAATAAGGCAGAATGGGCGGAGGTGGTGGGATGATGACTAAGTTAGTTTATCTTAGAATTTACGGGAGTTTAACCGCTAAGTTTCCTTACCCTGCCCCCTTAGAGAGGGGTGGCGATAGGGAAATTGAGAGGGAGGATGATATTATGGGATTTACATATGACGAGTTCATCAAGAAATATGCGGACGCCGAGAGGGAAGCGAGAAGAAAGTTAGTAGACAAACTTTTAAATTCGGATAACAGTTTTATGTATGTCGAAGATTTATCCAGCGGTCAAAATGGTTGGACGTTGGGACTAAGAGATCGCAATGAATTCTGGTTGGAATGGTTGTACCGCGTAAACATAGTAGACTAACATTTATTTTTTTTGCTTGACAGGTGATTCACCAAGCTATATAATAAGTGCATCACCTAAGCAGGAGGGCAACATGACTATACCTAAAGACAAAATACGCATCAGCATAACCTTCCCCAAGCCGCTTGCCCGAAAACTGAAGGAGCAGGCAAAGAGGGAAGGGAAGGGAATTAGTGAGGTAGTTGTTAGAAAATTTATGCCGGGAGAACCGGCGAAGGAGGAAAAAAAGATGAATATAGACTTAAATAAGATTTGTGATTGTGGTGCAGAACTACATTTTGACAGCACGATTGATGGCAACGAGCGCGAATATATGCAAACCGGGGAGCATCTTCACAAAACCGTTTGCCCGAACTGCGGTGAACGCTGGCAGTTTAGGGAGTCCGATATTGTTGACTAGCAGGGTTTAATCCCCTGCCGAGCGTCTAACGGACGTTGGGTAGGAGATTAAAAACTAAGGAGGTAGTATAATGTTACATCTGCCATCAGGGGAAAAACTGAAACATAAACTAGAAAAGGTAAACGTCATGTCATACACTGGGAAATGTTGCAAGAGATGTATTCACTACAAAAGTAAACATGCTGGATTTGAAACATGTGGCACAAGACCGTGCTACATATACATCTCTTGTGAATTCTGCAGTATGGTTAAATGCATATGTTTCAAACCAGAATCACCGACAGATTAACAAAAGGAGGGACTAAAATGCAATACAAAATAACCTGCGGTTACATGCCGCACGAGGCGCAATGTCACCGCAACGGGCAGTGTGAGGGGGTGAAATAACCGTGAAACCACCAGAATGTCGCACTCTAGTTAGTATGGGAGTAACTGCTCAAACTGTACCGTCTTGTGTTTGCGCTATGTCAACCGACTGCCCAGGTTTTTGCTCACAGCCAGAATTTCGCGGTTGGTTGGGCGGTTGTTGCCCGGAACTTTGCCCTTGGAAGAAAGGGCATTTAGACGAGGAGGTGAAAAATAATGATTAGTGTAGCAATTCTAACAGGGCCGTTTGGTCACAAAACTTTATTCCTTGGCAAAACTGCCGAGGAAATGATCGCCTCTCACAAAGGCGATGATGAAAACTGTACCCTTGAAATTAGAGAGGTACACGACATTGCCGGTAGCTTAGTTGTTAGTCTCAACCAGTCCGAGGTCGTTACCTCAAATACCCGCATTTGCAACATGCCGAACTGCGGAGTTTAGTTTCTTGTAACTGCTCACGTCGCATGTGGGCAGGACGGGAGAAATTAAATTGAGGGAGGAATTGAAACTATGAAAACTATCCAGATGTCCAGAAAGAATTTTTTCCCGTACCGTGTAAAGGCATTTGATAAGTGGGTAATGCCTGCCGAGATTAAGGAAATAGAGTCACTCAGGGTTTTTGAGGAAGGAAGTTGCTGTAATTTTCCGTTCGCGTTCTGTTTCTTAAATCCAACCCAGGAGGATCTGGAGTTAGTGGAAAACTACCTCCATGAGCAGGTTAAGTCTAAGTTGCCTGGATTCGTCTATAAAGATAGTTACAGCGCAGCAGAAACCAGTGTAGGTTGTGGAGCAAATAAACCGAGCGTCTACAAGATCAAAGCAGATCGAGTTTTAGAGAAAAACCCAGTCAGAGAGTTCCGCGCACCATATTATAGTTGGGACGTTAGAGAAAGCAGTTACCCTTGTGTTCAGGAAAAAATAGAGTTTTTTGCGCAAATCCTGGAGTGGATTTATATTGGAGATTGCGAACTACTATAAAAAATCTGGTTTGTGGTCAACCGCGAAAACCACAGAGGGAGGAATAAAGATGAAAAGAATAACGGAATGTAAGCATCTTGTCAATGATCGTGAGTGCAATATTTCACATCCATTCCAGTGTGAAATAACTTTTGGCGTAATATGCTGCTTTACCTGCTCACTTAAAACACAGTGTTTTAGAGTCTGCAACACTGTTAAAGAGGTATTGCAAGGGGAGGAAGAAAAATGAAAACTGCAATAAGGATAGAGGGCATAACACTACTTAGTATACGCGGTAAATTGCTCGCAATGGATTATAGTCATATGCCTTACAGTAAGGTAGGCAAAGCAAGATTTTGGGTGAAGGAGGTATCAGTAAACTCTGCACCCGAAGAAATTACGAAGTTAAAAGAAATGGGGTTGAAATTTTCGTTCTGCGCCTTGTCTACGTCGGGGATAACCATTAGATCCCTGAAAGACAGGGACGTTAAAGAAGTCATCGGAGAGGAGGTTATTGAAAAACTATTTGAACTTCAAGGACAGCGTTAGTCTTTCGTTATCTCCTGCCTTGTCAGGGGATGCCGAAGGATTAAAACAAGGGGGATTTTTAGATGTATACATGCGAATTTTACACAGGTAAACGTCTTATATTTGCGCTTAATCTATGTTTTGTGCCGCAAATCGGTATGTTTATTCATACCGTAGACACTGCGGTTAAAGTTGCCGGAGTTTCATATCACCACAACCTAAATATGTTTAAAGTTTACGTAGACTAAAATAAATAGCCGGTCGGGGCTAAAAATACCGACCATGAAGGAGGAAAAATGAACATTATCAACCTTACCCCACACGACGTAAAGTTGTGTTACGGCGGCGAAGAGTATGTTTTCCCTAATGCCGGAACGGCTGCTCGTGTTGCTTCAAGATCAGAATTTTCTCATACCGTCAATGGTCTGCCCGTACACAAAACCATTTACGGGAGCATTGAAAACCTTCCCGAACAGGTGGAAGGAACAATCTATATAGTTGCCCTACTTGTCGCTCAGGTTTTGGGCGGTTCCAGGTCAGACGTTATTTGCCCCGACACTGGCCCTGATTCGGCAGTTAGGGACGGTAAGGGGTTGATAGCAGGAGTCAAAAGGTTTATGATACCTTAGTTATTAAAACGGTTCGGGGTGAACCTTAAACCCCAGGGGAGGAATAATTATGCAAGATAAGATTAATAAATTAGTTGGAGATATCTTGTCAGGAATTATTAAAAGTCCTGACATTGAGGACATCATTAAGTTTGAAGTAGGTTTACCGCTCGGTAGACATATCATGGAAATATCAGTAGAGCAGGCAGTTGACGCTATTAAGAAACATCATGTGGAGATATTTAAGTTGCTTAATCGCCCTAAATTTTACTCTTTCCAAGGTATTGTTATGGAAGAGGTTTGCCCCGTCTGCAATGGCGATCCTGATAATTCACCAGACAAGAATGACCGCGGTAGGTGTAATAGATGTTTGTGGAGAGGTAAAATACTTACTCCCGAAGGTAAGAAATTAGTTGATTTTCTTACGAATTATTTACCTTTTTCGCAATAACAGCAAAGCAGGGGATCTCTCCCCTGCTCACCGCAATAATCCCCTTCTAACCGCCAACGTCCGTCCCTGCTCCAATATCACCTGCCAGCGATTATAAACCGTTCTCATACTTACCCCAAGTTCCATGACAATTAGTTTTTTCACCGAACTTCCGCGCACATAATCCTTATGCGTCCGCTTTAATCCCAACAGTAGTTTATCATCATCATTCAAACCTGCTACCAATTCCTTAACTACCTGCAACCACGTTTCCGTTACCGCTAACGATGCCAATGCGATCCCTGCCGATGCCGTCCTATTGCCTGTCGTGCTACCTCTTGGCATACCGTCGGGAGGTGGGGGAGAGTTTTCGAGTATTCTCTCCCGGTCCTGCTCGTACTGATGTTTTATGTCGTGATAGTTGATTAGATAGTTAGCGACTATTAGTTTTTCTTGTTTGAACGGATCAGCGAGAGGTATTTTACTCATTTACGACCTCCCATTTTTACCATACCTGCCCCGACTGCCTGCATAGTTAACTTTATCAGCGATTGTCCAATTATCGCCATCGGAACTACTGACCAAGGCATAAATCCCATACCCCAAGGTGATAGTCCAAGCACAATAAACACCGTACTGTCAAGTATTCCTCCAACGAAACCTGACCACCACACACGCCAGTGGACCGGCAGTTTTAACCTCGTGTAAATCTCAGTGTCGGTTGTTTCGCTTACCGCAAATGCTATTATAGAAGCAATGACCACGGGTAAACCCTGTCCCATTGTTGCCGATTGTATCAGTGATAAAAGAAGTGCTACACTTATGAACGCATATGTCATATATCTGCCATGTTTTTGTTGCACTAAGTCCCTGAGAATAAAAGTTGCCCCTATCGTAAATGTGCCTAAACTTATTAAAAATGGGCCAATGTTTACGGGTGCGAAGGTGCTAGATAACCAATTTCCGGCCAAAATTGCCGCTACGTAAAGAAATACTATCACGCTATGCCCTCCAAATAATCCCTAAAGTTTATTGTATTGATTAATGCTAAGTCCCTCGGATGATAGTTAATATACTTGTCTTGTCTGGTGTATTTCGCTTCCCATTTGCCAGTGTCGGGACTAAATACACCACCAAAAACTGATCTGCGCTCTGCTGATGAACTGTCAACGCTGAGATTAAAATCATATGGTCTTGCTATTTCTACCCATCTTTCAAGTACAGGTATAGCAGTTACCCCGAACAGGTGAATATCGGTTATGCCGGCATCTTTTATTAGCGGAAATGACTTCTCCTGTATTTCAAAAAATTGCGGTTGTAGTGTTTTTCTCGCCCCGATTATACAAAACCCACCCATCCCAATACAGTCCTGCGGTTGCGCTATGCGTAACACCTCTTTTAGACAGGTCAAATATTGTTCTGTAGTCGTACCCTGATTAGACAAAACTAACTGACGAGGTGCTAATTTATCCCGTTGACTAACTAAATACTGTGCAGCTCCCACAGTGTCTTTGACGTATTCCCAACCGTTGTCCTCGTCAACGCGACATTTTACCTTTTTACCTTCTTTCAACTGCTCGTCAACTAACCTGTCATAACTGACTATTCGCTGAGACACAAAACCTGCCGCCTGCTCAAAATTGAGTTGACGATTAAGTGCTTCTTCATACGTCAGTCTTTTATCCTTATCAACATCTTGGAACGCTCCTGAGTCAAGGAGGACGTTCACCCCCCCCCTATATATTCTCACCGTCTTATATATAGGGTTAAGGCAAAGGTTGTCAGTTATATACTCAGGAACCCACGGGCGGCGGTTAAGTCTGTTATTGTTTTTAGATACATAAAACTTTAACATTGTTGATCACTTTGTTGCCTTTTTCTCTGCCCCGACCACAGATTAGCGCGAGGCCTGCGAAAATGACTCCGGCAAAAGTTACTGCCATTGCTGCGGAAATTTGCTCTGCCGTTGAATGAGTGCTGTTTCCAAAGCGGTAAATGTATTTCCAGTGAGCAACCGTAAACTAAAAGTACAGTTTCAATAACAATACTACGCAACATCAAACCCCCTTAACCAAATAAGGTCTAACCGCCCTCAATACGAGGTATTGCGGTATATGCGGCAACTTCTCCTGCATAAAATTCATCCTAGTTGAGTTATCCTTCATCCCTGCTAACTTTTCCCGGTGAGTCTCGCAGAACGCGATAAACTCACTGGTTAGTTGGTTTTCTTGATCGGTCATATTATTGTTAATTATCAAACCAGAAAACCATTCTTAGCTTATCTGGGTTTTCTTTCAAATATTCCTCATTAAGCCAGTGTGTTTCATGAACTCTCCTTACCATAGAACTAATAAGTGAATCAAGAATATTATCTTCGTATTCCCATTCTCGGTAAACAAATCCTAATTTTTCATTTGCCCAACCGCACCACATGGTAGGCATTTCTCCCTTATCTACCTTTTCAGCTTCTTCTTGTGACATATATCCCTGGTATTTTGTCTTAATCTTACTGTCTGCATATTGCTGTAATTCTCTTAACGTAAAGTAACTATGAGAGTGCCCATCCCCGCCCCATCTTCTACACTCATTAATGACCATTTGACAGCAATCATCGGGCATTCCTTTTGGTTCCGATATGGGTGCTATGCCGTTATAATTTCTCACATCTGCCAATGTTGCAAATAGTTCGTAGTCTCTATTTCTATATGCATGGCAAATTTCATATTGTTGCTCACAGTCTTCTTCGTCTCCAGGATAATATGGATTTAGTTTAAATAAATCAGCACTTACCCATTCTTCTATGTCGTTTATATGTTTTTTAACCTCTAAGTAAACATGAATATCGCAACCCATAATCTATTTTCCTCCCCTTGCTTTTCTCTTCCTGACCTCCGACTTGCCATGCAGAGCGTCAATAACCTCCTGCTGATATGCGGTCAGTTTATCGGTTAGTCCTAAATATGCCCTGCCGATTTCAGCCAATATATAAGCGTCCGTTTCGTCATTCTCCTTAAATTCCTTACCCCAACGCTTATATACACCTACGGCAACCTTTTCCTTGCTTGCATTGTGATCGCCTACTGCAAACTTCTTTAGTTGATTAGGTGTAACTTCCAATAATTTCATTCCGCTATCAACAATCATCAGGCGCAATACTCCACCCAATTCACCCTTAGCATGGGCAAAATCTCCCTTACTGAAAGCATATCCTTCGATAACCGCTAAGTCTGCGCCCTCGATAACCTGCTTAACATAGTCGCGCACATAGATTAGTCTCGGTATCCCGGTTAAATTATTCTTTACTGCTGTAGTTATCGGTTCATTATTGCAATGCAATATTGCTATCCCTGTACTCGTTAAGGACGCATCAATTCCGCATACTTTCAAATTAACACCCTCCAAAATCCTTAAATCCTTCATATTTCCACTTAGGATGATCCATGTTCGGCCTAAAATGCCTACACGACTTAAACCTGCCGTTCTTGTGCAAGCAGTTTTTACTTAGTACCCTAATCCACCCCATCTTGCCGGGGTGGAGTTTTGAGAGACACCACCCACAATGGGGAGTTTTCTTTACTTTGCGTTTTTTCATCCGAACATCAACCAATCCCGAAGTCCCACCGGAAAGCGTTTACGCTCTTTCGGTTTTTTATCTATTTTAGGCACAGTTATTAAGTCAGACTTTTTCAAACTGCCCATACCGTTTGTATTTCTCCATCTGCGGATATTCTCTCTACTACGATTAAATTCATTACGGAGGAATAGATTATATATATCGTTAATCGTTAAGTTGCGACTCGCTATTTCCTTTTCCTCTGCGCTCCAAGGAGTTCCTTTAGACATAAAATCAACTCCCTTTAATCTCCGTTCTACCGAAACTCAACTTAGTTACGATAGTTTTCGTTTCCATGATGTGATCCTCATAGCACCGGGAGCATTTTACTGTCGTTGCCCCCGATGAGAATACGTTGGCCTGATTTTCCTTTCCGCACTCGCATGTCCATTTTTGCGATCATTTGTAATATCCTCGCTCATGGTTCTTCTGTACTACCTTGCCGAATAATGCTTCAACGTCTACGCCCTCAAATTCCAACCTACGAAAGTAAGTTTCCAGAGAGTGAAACAAGTCTACTTTTTCCATCAATCTATCTTCTGGATATGTTGCTAATTTAACTTCTCTCCACTCAGATTCAACGTGTTTCCATTGCTCTGATGCTGTGTTTAGTTTGACAAATTTAATCTGTGGGAAGTGACCTTTCATTTACTTTTCTCCCTCTTATCACAGTCTATATGGCAGAACATTGGTTTTCTTATAGCACCAGTAAGCGTATTGATAGAGTTAGCATGTTCTGGATTAGTGCAAATTTCACATTTTCGCTGCTCTGCCGCTTCTCGGCAAAACTTAGGCCAAGGAGCGTTTTCGAGTTCCTCGATGAAGTTCATGTTAACCCTCCCAATAACAGAAGTTATTTTCCTTACACTCTTTGGTCTTGGATAATACTAGATTACAATAACTTAAATTGGAAAAGTTTTGTTTATTACAACTCGAACACATTTCATCTGGTATAATTTCCAGTTTTGGTTGTACCTTCTCCAACTCCACACCGGCCAAAATATGCGAGTAGTCGGAAACTTTCTTCAAATCCTCAAGGTTGCGCGTATGCTTAAAACGTGTTGCGTACTTAACTATATTGCCGATACAAAAGTCCTCGATGATGCCCTTAGAAATCATTAAGTCTATGGGTTCAACACCACCGCCTTTATAGTGCGCGGAACCTTCTGTTTGACAGTATTCGCGCCCTAATTTGCGTACATTATATATTGACATTACTCAATATCTCCTTCGTCGGGATTGTCTATGATGATAGGGTCTGTCTTATCCCTAAACCTAACTAACTGCTTAACCTGATCCCAGGCATAGTCGTAAACGTGTGCGCCCTTAGAGGAAATTATCATGCCGCCATCCCTTACCCCAATTTCTGCCGCCATGTATTCTTTTAAGAGTTGCAACCCTCCCAGATTCTCAGGTAATGCGGCAAATATATCCCATGACCTAAAGTAGATTATGAAATGTAGCATACCGTCTTTAATCCGGCAATCGATCATCCTCAGGCAAGGCGGGTCATTCAGATAAATATCTAAAGGTTGTCCCACTTCAATAATAGCTTGGTTGGTGTCTGGAGTTATTTTTAGAATCTCTATGACATTCTGCAAACTAATACTTATGCGCTCTCCGTAGGTGTAATCCTCATTGTCGGCAACCTCAGCACCAATAATGTAATCGGCAAAATACTTCTCAATTTTATCCATATCTGTAGGAGGCGCAACACTCAAACCCTCCGGCATAATCGGTGTTAGCGGTCTATTGCCTGGATTAGTAATAACCGCCATAAAATAGTCAAGTTCCTTGCGCTTATGTTGATTCTCAAAACTTCCATGTTGTACAAGGTATTCCCGATTATCGCCTCCGCTATGAGCATGGTATAACTCAGAAAGCGACCTGTACCATACTTCCGGTATATCGAAACAAGTTAAAATTGTCGGTTTTAACAAACTACTTCTCCCCCTTCTTAGGTAAATTTTTCTCGGCAGCAGACTTGAATTCTTTGTAAAGTGTCTGCCGGTCTTGCTTTGGTCTGCTCACTTTTCTGCCCATCAAATCAACCTCTCAAATCTCCGCATTAACTTAAATCCCCTAAAAACATAGTCGGTAAATTCCTCCAAACTCCTATTCCAAACTACGCCGGTACTGCGCGCACGATATTTCACGTTGTCATTTTTGACCGAAACAATATCGTATACGCTGCCCTTAAAATGTCTGTATGTTTGCCCTTGTTTTGGTGTCATGCTGAATCCCTTTCTTTGCGACTAATTAACTGCCTCAATGTTTCTCCTTGCCGGACAGTGTAACCAATCTCATTTTCCAGATCTGCAATTTTACTAAATAAGTCAGGGTAGAATTTACTCAACTGAACCCACTCGTCAATAGTATTAAAAATGCATCCATAACAACCAAGTCTAGTAAAATGCTTATACACCGGATTGGGCACAAGTCCCGCCTGTCTAATCCCCGTAAATATATCTCCGGTTGTTAGGTTTAATAGCGGACGACAACCGCCAATTCTCAATTTTTGGTTATAATAATGTTCCTGATAAGTTGACCTCTTTTTACTTTCCTCTCTGCGCTCACCTGTTAGCATTATGTCATCGTATCGGTCTATACCTGCGCTAGTTATCCATTTAGTTAATGGTGCTTGTTTTAAGTCTGACGTACAAAATCTATTTCTAGCATCAGGAAACTTACTTCTATGTCGGCAGTAAGAAAAATAATCCCACTTATCGCTTTTAATGCGATGTATTTTTATACCCAACTTTATTTCGAGATAGTTCAGGTATTCGTATGTTTCTGGAAACTCACAACCAGTGTCAGCACTAACAAAGATACAATTTTCTCGACCATATCTATAAAGAGCATATGCCGTTAAATAAGTAGAGTCTTTGCCTCCCGACACACTTACAACCACTCTCATATACCTGCGCCACCATAACCTGATTTATCAGATTAAGTGGGATTGCAGGACCGTATTGACATCCTACGGCAACGAACCGCTATAGATAACCCTAACCATGCTCAATTTTACGTCTAGCACATATGGCGCCCGGTGTATCTCCGGAACTTCTACGGACATCCTCTCGACTGAGGGTAGTTATCTGTTGACTGATTTAGTCTCAATGTCCGATTTCGACAACCCTTAGTAGGGATATTGAGTTATATGAGAGATTTTGTATGTTTTAATGTGCATTAAATCACCCTAATTTTCTCCCCTTCTCAACTACATTATACCGTAAACAGTAGACGTACCCATCGACAAAACCTTCTCCATGCTGTATTTTGCAGTCTGTCGATAATTACCTGCGCCTCGTCCAAGTTTTTGCTTAGCAACTTAATCTGGTAGTCGAAACTATCAAGTCTTAAATTTTCCTCGCGCAGATAGTTGTATGCACCACTCAAAACTGCAAATCTAGTTTGTAAAACACTTACTTCGGTTTTCAACTTACCTATTTCCTGTTCCCTCTTTACTGCGCTCTTCCTCCCTACCACCAACCACCTCCAAATTTATCGTGCTAATTGGTGCGCCCCTGCCAACATCAAACCACACGTAAGCACATTTGCCGTAAATATTTCTAACCTCGCCAATATCACCAATGGCAAATTTGTGCTTAGTTTTCCTGACTCCTTTCGGCATCCTGACAACTTTTACCGTGTCGCCTGTAGTCATAGACATTCACCCTTACCGCTATTGCGCCAAATCATCACCCCTGCGGTTGCACTCACCAACAAGATAGGGTTTTCAAAACTCTGCTCAATGCTCCAAGGTTTTTCCGGCAACTTGACATTTCCTTCGATTTTATGTCTAGTAAAGAGGTTTACAAACCTATTGTCTCTACCTCGCTGCACATAGGAAGTCGGACCTGTATATCTATCCGGCACAACAAGGTATCTAGCACCCTTATTCGCTCTCGACATACCGTGTTTTTTCATATATGCGCCCAATTGTTGCTCCGACATTAGCAAGTTTTCACCGATGTTAGCGCAGGACGCTTTGGCTGCCCATTGCTTCATATACGCCAATTCTTCTTTAAGTAAAACCCTTGACGGTCTTGCCATTTCAAACCCCCTTTTACTCCCCAATCACGACAACAGGTATAAAAGCATGTCCTGTAGTTTTACGTCGCTGTACGGAGTCGCTACTGCGGTTATTTTGGATTATGGTTGACTAATTGACATGCAGTTTAACTATCTGACTAAATATCCAATCAGGTATCAGCATAACCAATGAATTGCCAATCGCCTTGTAACGTGCCGTGTCACTCGCTCCGGGAATATTGGTCCAACCGTCCGGCATCGCCATTAAGCGCTCCGTTTCGATTGGCAGGAGTCGCCTTACCGCATAACCAACCCTAACAGGATTTTGATAGTTAAGCGAATAACCACCTGTGTTTTTGCTTTGCAGTGTTCCGCTTAATTCCTCGGTTTCGTAAAGGTTTCTGACATCTACAGCACAAACTAAATTATCCACATCGGCACGGTATGACAGATTACCTTTTGCAAGCAGAGCGTTTGCAGGTTCGGGATAACAGATAACTAAATCAGTTTCATTCCCCTGCCCTGCTGGTCTGTTTGTCCCTGCTCCGCTTGCGCAAATAGTTCCTATGTTGGGTTTCGGAGCGTTCCTAATGCCATAAGCAACCGCATGATCCGCCCGACAATCAAGCGTATAGCACGGACCATCTGACACACCTAAACCGTTTTGTTTCTTATCTCCGCTCATGGTTGCGGATTGAATAACGTATGCTTTAGGTTCAAGTATTGCAATACCGCCCTGATTTTTAGAAGGTTCTGGAACTGACGTATCCAAACAGTAACAGGTATCAATAAATCTTCCTCCACTATGGGGGTTGCTTGACTTCATCGAGTTACTTCCGAGTGCATCAAAAGAGTATGCCATCGGTTGCGCTATACATGGTTGCCGTTGCCCCCCCTGTGCTGTGTTAAGAGTTGGGCAGATTCCGCTTTCGTGAATTCTTGGTACTCCGTCCTGACTTCGTGGTTCAAAGAGGATTGTTGTCTCAATGCCATTTCCAACACTTCCGGCAACTTCTTTCCTCGTTTCTCCGCTCGTCTCAAAATCCCCTGACATGCTTTCGCGCTCAAAAAGTATTTCGCCGGCACGTTGACCTCTAAAATCTGCGACAAGAAAGATTCTCTTACGACGCTGGGCGACTCCCCAGTATTGCGCATCGAGTGTTCTCCAAGCAACACTATGCCCATTCCCTCTGACCATTCCGGCTTTTGCCCACTTTCCAGACTTAGGCATTGGAATTTCGGCCGCTGTGATTTCTTCAAGCACGGTTCTAAAATCCTGTCCCGAGTTGCTGCTAAATGTTCCGGGTACGTTCTCCCATATTGCGTATCGAGGGTATTCTCCATTTGTCACAAACCTCATTTCTCTAATTATCCGTATCGCCTGACTAAACAATCCTGATCGTTCTCCTGCCATCCCCTCACGCTTACCTGCTACGCTTAGATCCTGACATGGACTGCCGAAAGTGATTATATCCACAGGTTTAACTAAAACGTCTTTAGATGTATTTATATAAAAATTACATTTAGTACCTTTGAAATGTGTGATATAGGTACATAATCCTATATCTTTAATATCGCCAAGGTGTTTCATGTCGGGAAATCTTAACCGACTAACCGCCATCGGAAATTTTTCTATCTCACTCGCCCAAACTGCCTTAATTCCGTTGCGTTCTGCGGCTAGTGGGAACATTGCCACTCCGTCAAATAGTGAACCCATCGTCATTTCGTTAATCAACTCACTACCTCCACCGCTGCCACGCAATACCCCGGCGACATTCCATCCCGGTAATCGTGTAAAACACCCCGGCGATCTTTGAACATATTCCGGTATTTCTCGTCGTACCATTTCCGGTTGCTCTCGTTCGGCAGGTCAACGATGATTTTTAGTTTAGGTTGTTTGTGGCGTTTCTGTTTCGGCATTAGTGGTATCCTCCTTCTTTTTATCCACTAAATACTGCTCTGAAATATGTTTTTCGGGTATCCTCAGCACAGCGAAAACTCCGAAATCAGTAAGGTCGGCAGAACTATTTAAAGCACCCTCCGGTATTACGAGTTCAACGGTTATCCGGTGATACTTCTTTTTCTTGGTCGGTGAATATACGCTGATAGGATTGACAGGCGGTAACACTAAGAGACTGTCGGGATTAGCACCCTTGATAGTTTCCACTATCTGCTTAATCTGATCCGGCGATGCGTTAATGCGGCATGTTCTCATTTGACTTCCTCCTCATACATCTTCTTTACCATTTCTAAAAACTTCTCGGCATTTTTCAGCCGGCGGCGTAAATCGCTGACTAACTTCTTAGCATCTTCAAGAGGGTATTTTTTAGCCTTACAGAGAGTCATTCCGGATCCGCAATAATAACCTCTAGCATCAATGCCTTTCTTAACTGGTTGATATGTGGCAATGCTATGTTCTGCAATTAACTCTGCCGTTATGCCCATTTCATTTGGTCTTATGGGATACATAACCCTTTTGGGACTATTAATATAACCAAGAACAATTATATCTCCCTGCTTAAATCTCTCATTTAACGGCACAAAACAGTTTTCCGCTTCTTCCGGTGTTTCGTATTCTTTATCACATACCGGACAATGGTATTTAACTATTGGTTCCATAGCAATCCTCCTAAATTCAGATAAATCCTACTGCTTACGGTTGGTCGGGGCGTGGTTAAGTAGCATCATTCCACTTAGCAAGTCTTTTCTGCATCCTTATGTCGTCGTCTGCCTCAATCTTTATCGGTTGGCAGAGTTGAATAATTCTACTTGCTGCACGTTCGCCGATTGTCTTGTCCATATCCTTTAAATCAAGATTAGTCGTTATGACCGTCGGCAGGTTAAAGTTGATCCTGTGGTTTAAAATAGTGAACAGTTTCCCCTGCGCCCATTCTGTGTATTGATGCGCCCCCAGGTCGTCAAGTATTAGCACCTGTACTTCTCTCGCAGTATCGAGTAAATCCTTTTCGTTGTACTCCGGTTGACCTTCGCCTTTGTTGTATGTACTCTTAATTTGGTCTAACAGGTCCGGTACTACGGTGAAAAGGGTTGCTATGTTTTTGCGGATAAGTACGTTTGCTATACAGCAGGCCAAGTAAGTTTTCCCATGCCCTGCACGTCCGGTAAGCATTAGTCCATCGGTTGCTTGTCCATTGACTACCGAGTTAGCGAAGTCCTGCGCTAATTGAACCGCTTTTTTGATGTAGACTATATTCTTTTTGTAATAGTCATAATTAAAATTAGCGAAAGAACTTGACAGCATTTGCTTTGAAAGTTTGCTGTCCTTGAATTTGTTTAGTATTTTGCGTTTTACCATACAGTCGCAGATTTTAAAGGTTGTACATTCTACCTGCACTATTCCGCGATCTCCGCATATATCACACATATGTTAATCACCTAATTACCGTATAATCTATCGTATCTCTCGCGCCTTGCTTTTTCTTCGGGGGTTTCTTGAGGTGGTTCTATATCTGGTTTTACTTGCACCAACCACTTATCGACGTTTTTTTCATTTCTAGTGATATACTCGATAGTGGCATAAACTTTCTTATTATCGTTAATGCCCATCATATGCTTATCCGCTTTCATTGCTAGACTTGCCTGCTTTAGTTGATCTAAGGTGAATTCCTTTAAGCGAGTATTAATTTTATCTTTGTAAGTTGATGGTTTATAGTTAGTTTTAAATTTTTCATTGAACCATTCAACAAATAATATATATTGTTCTTTTTCTTTTTTTTGTTCTTCTTTTTTTTCTTTTTCTTTTTCTTCCCCTGAGTCTATAGATAGACTATCCATAGTGTATTCTTTAAACGGTAAGTGCTTTATTTTAGCCACTTCCGACATGATACACTGTAGGACTTTTGGGCTTTTAGAAGAGTTATATTTAAACCAATTTCTAAGCAAAACTTCTTTAGTTTCTTCACAGTAATCTATTTTTCCGTATTCAATAAACCTTTTAATTAACTTCTCAACTGTCTCGCGGTTATAACCAGTTTCCAGCTCCATAACCCTTCGGGATACCTCGTAGACTCCACACTGTCTAGTTTTAGAGTTTGTCATAAGGTAAAGATAGAAGTATTTTTCTTCTGGAGTTAAATCAAGGACAAATGTATCCTGCCAAAAGGAAACTTGTATTTGTCTATATACTGCCATCTATTGCCTCCCAATCAGAAAATAATCGTTCCGCTATTCAATAAACAAACCAATTGGTTGATTTCTTCATTAGAAAAATACTGCTTTAAATACATATACTTATCAAATACCTTAGTTTTGCTGATTTTATCGTTGCTATCTCCGCAATAAATAACATTATCAATTATTTTTATGGGTATACCATTATTTTTACAGAAAAATATTAATTCATCGCCCTCTACTATTGGACTAACTAGCATTAATTTGTGATTATTATATCTACTATAATAGTTATAACCCCTCTTTATTTCCTTAATCATACCTAAATATCTCTCTAATTGAGGAATTATTTTAATTGTTGCTATATTTTTTACTTCAATAAAACAAAGTATATCTTTATCCAATCCAATAAAATCAGGACGACTTCCTGCTACTAATTCCTCTCTTGAAATAAATTCAAACCCAAATATAGATTCAAAGTTATTTTCTATATAGTTGTGTAGTTGTTTTTCGTGTGTATAATAGAATTTTTTGTCGTTCACTCTTACCACCTCAGTAATATTATACCACACTTCGACATACTTTGCAATACAATAGCCTACTTCTTGCCATTTCGTATTGAGTATGATATTATTTATGCGGAGGTGTATTAACGTGAAAGTTAAAACTACAATATCAATCGACGAAGAATTGCTTAAACAAATTAAGGATATTTCCATTAAAGAAAATAGAAATGTAAGTCAACAAATAAGTAAGGTCATGGGTGATTACATTAACGCCCTCTCTCACAAGGAGCAACCCCGGCAACGGGGTTAACTCCTATATCGACTCAGACAATCTTCTTTCTACACTTCTTCTTTTGTTATAGATAGACATTTTCTTTATAAGAACTTCTCTGTTAGCGAGAAAATAAGCTCTGGACTTTTCCTTAAGTAACTCAGCATTATCGATCTGATACTGACTCATATACTTTGCCCTACAGTTTTTGCATAGACTATGAAAACCGTCCCTAGACTTACTCATTCTATGAAAATGTTCAGAGGTTAACGGGTAAGTCTCTCCGCACTTACGACATAATTTAATCACTCTAAATTCCTCCACTTCCACCCTCGCCATTCAACTTCCTCGGCCAAACTCGACCAATTCATGCCGCAATGCTCCGATAACTTCTGAAGGTTATCAAGATAAACGACATTTTCTTCCCAGTCAATAAAGTAGTCAATACCTGCCAGTTTCAGCGTACTTCTCGGATCTCTAATGTCCATGCTTACCCCCTCATATACTGCACAATCAACTTGTCCAACTCCTGCGAAACTTCCAACGCTTCGATAGAGTCACGACCAAACCTATCTGCTGCGCTATACATTTTACGTTGCCCTGCTTTAATCTGCTGCATCAATGCTTGTCTTTCTGATTCGGACATTTGATTACCTCCCGTTAAAAGTTTCTGCCTACCGGATACAGTAGGTTAGGATAAATTAATCACCCTACTTTAAAGCATCCTGCATCGCATCCATAAATCCAAATGAATCCCAAGAAGCAATATCACCGTTCAAGTGATAACCGGCAACTCCGTCACTATCTGAAACAATGTCGTTGATGGTGTTTAGAACAATCATTAGACGTTCTTTTTCTTTCCGCAACCTCTCAACCTCTGCGGCAAGTATTCTTTCTGAACTCACCATACAACCCCCTATTCATCTTATCAACTACTTAGACTACCTAAATTACATTTACTCTTGCGTACAGTCCTTAAAATGCTGTTTCCGGTCATTCTGTGACTAACTAATTGCCTCCACATTAGACCAAAGTATATGCTCATTTAGTCCCCTGCCGCGAACGCTGCCGTACACATTCAACCTCGTACCGTCGGGGTGGTGGTAAATTTCCTTGAACAATTTATCGTCAAACGCCAGGTCGATGGGACATTCCTTCTCGATAACTTCACGCATTACCTCGTCACCGCCGAGTAGAGTTAATCTACCGCTTTCAACCTCAACTGTTACGAATGGCATTTAATCGTCCTCCTCCGGTACTTCTGTATAGTCAAAACCTAAACAATCTTTTATCTGAGTTCTTAGATTTTCAAAAACAACACCGTTAGGGCAATAATGATTTCTAATCGCTACACATGGCATACATGTCTTAAATGTACTTATTTTGCCATCCCATTTTCCGGTTATTTTTTCATATATACTATTAACCACAATTTTATCCCTACACTCGCAACAGGTATGTTCTTTGCGTGCTTTAGGGTATGATTTATTATAAAACTCAGCGACGCTATAATCATCGTCATAAATGCTACAATCACACGACATGCCCATTAAATCGCCCTCCCTCTAACCGCACCCTGTACCCATCGGGCAACCACGACATTTCTCCTTGCCGATATACGCCCATCAGAGTAACCTTTACAGTATAATTTATGTTCGTGCTTGCCGACAGGAGGCAGTTTGTGACCGCCCAAATAACCTGCGCGAAAACCTTGATCGTATGGGTTGTCCATGTGTTGCCTCCTTTGTTGGTTTATTTAATCTGTTCGCGCCCCTGTTTCTTTAATTCCTTATTGGCGCAATAGGGACACAAAGCAACGCTCATACCGACCCTATCAATAGAAAATTTAGCATCTGAAGTCTTGCAGTCATAACATTTAGCCATTATTATCATCCTCCAACCATTTTCCTAAGTCATCACTATACTTTTCTAATACCTCAATAATCTGCTCGATAATATTCAATTTACTTACCACCGGCAATATAGACTGGTTTTCCTGTTAACTCCTGTATCTCCCTTTTAAACCTCTCAGGGTCAGCGTTATTTTCACTTAAATGTATCAAATGAATCTCTCGCACCTTCGATAAATCATTCGCCCTAAGAAATTCCTTAACATTTTCAAGAGAGAAGTGACTTTTTAGTAACCTGTTTTTTAGATCCGTCAGTATCAGTCCGGCATCCACATTTGCCCTTAAAATATCGTCGGCATAATTACACTCTATGGCAATATGCGTTAGTCCTTGAAACTTATACCGCACATAAAAGGTATCCGTAGCAAAAAGAAACTTAATATCGGCAAACCTGCTTACTAACAAAAATCCTAACGGTTCGGCGGCATCATGCTCTGTATCGAAGGGCAATACTGTCCATGTGCCTATGTCTATTTGCTCCTTACTTTTCAATGCACTTAATCGGTGTCCAGACAGTCCTAAAGCGTCAATAGTTCCCTGTGAGGTATAAACGTCTATGCCTGCTTTTAAAACGTCTTTAACGGCTTTAGAATGGTCCATATGTTCGTGAGTAACAAGACAACCGGCAATTTCAGAAGTCTTAAAGTTTAATCCGCGCTGAATATTCTTAAAAGAAATTCCACATTCTATAATTAGTGGGGTACTGCCATCAGAAATTCTGTAGCAGTTACCCTTACTTCCGCTTGCTAAAACGGTAATCTCCATCCTAAAAATCAGGGCCGTCAGTAGGGGGTGGTGTATCTTTGCCTTCCTCTGCTTGTCCGGCATTTTCACTAAACTCAACATCAATAGTTTCGGCATTAGCGTTCTGCTTAATTTCATCCTGCGCCTGCGCCTCTGCGGTTCTTTCGTCGGCAGAATCGGCAGTAAAAGCGTTAACCATTTCGACCGACATAACTCCATAGTGACTTAAAATACTTCTCAGCATTGTTTTAAGTGCCATTTCGTCAAAGTTACTCTGCCAGGGCGAAGAACTGTAAGTAAATGACTTACTATATCTTTTGGCATGGGCAGTAACCTTTTCTTTACTCCAATAAAGCGGTTTTTTGAACCCGTTAACTGTTTCGATGTAGGCAAAGTAGCCAATTATTTTGTCACTCTTGGCCTCGCCGGATAAATCCATTTCTCCGGTCAATTTGTTGTGACCTTTTAATTCTCCCTCATACACCACATCAGCATTAATAAACTTATACTGACCTGTTCTCATTGCTAACTGAATATACCCCTTGTATCCAATTTGAAACTGCGGTTCGCTGTTGCCCTTGTTTTTATAAGGAACAATATAGGCAAACCCAAGGTTTTTATTTATGGGTAGTTTTAATGTTGCTGCCTTTAGTGCTTCGGCAATAACGGCATGAGGTTCACACGCCTGCAATTTAGTGTCATTGCTATAAATGTCGATCAGTGAAGCAACGAACAAAGACGAACCTTCTTTGAGTGCGTTTTTAAACTGTTCCTGCACACTACCAACATTGATCATTGCTTTTAACTTTGCTACTGGTTTAACCGCTACTGCATTTTGTACTGCCATTTATAAAACCTCCACCCGTAAATTTTTGTCCCTACTTACAATCAATCTAATTAACTGAGCATCCACTGGCAATAATTCATTGACCGCCTCTGCATTGTCAACTATTATCGGCGCATTAAATTTGTAGTGTGCTGCTAGTGTATTTATGATGTCCAGTCCCACATTAATACGTCCGGCATTATTCAGAGATTCAAAAGGTACACCACCGTAAGTTACCGAACACATTGGTTCAATTGCACCATTAACTAATACATTGAACATCTTAAAACGTGCCATCTTAAAGAAGTTATTTATTCTTACCTCCAGTATAGAAACTTTGGTCTTGATAAACTGATCGCATAGGTAAGACTCTCTTTCAAGTTTCTCGTATTCACCGGCAAGTTTCTTCTCCTGCGCCATCAGTTCTTCTATGCGTATTTGTCCTTTAGTGTGTGTCTCAATGTCTTTAACTTGTCCTTGATAGACATTAAGTTCCTGCTCAATAAATGCCGCCTCAGATTTAGCGGTAAGCAATAAGTCATGGTTACTGGTTTTTAACTGCTCAATCTTATTTATCAGTTCTGACTTTTCTTTACCTGCCGCCATATACTCGGTATTGGCGGTTATATCGGTAACGCCTGCGCTTAGCTCGTCAAGTTCGGTTTGTAGTGTAGTTTCTTGACTAAGTAAAGTTATTTTTTGAGACTCAAATCTTTCGATTTCTTCTCTTAGATAAATATTTTCGTCTTTTAAATCAGCGACAATTTTACTATACTTTTTCCCATCAGTAGAAATGTTGGTCAATTTAACTGCCTTTAAGTGATTAAAGTTGGCAATAGCGCACGATCTGGCGTTTTCTATTTCTTCTTCTGGTAACTCCTGTTTGCATGTAGGACAAATGCTTTCCATGACAAGGTTAAATTGCTCGTCATTTGTCGCAGTCCATAAATTTCGGAGTTCCTTTATTGTATTTTCTCTGCTGGTTACATTTTCGGTATTTGCTTCAATAATGCGGTTCTTGCTTTTAATGTTTTGCTCTACTTCTTGTAGTCTGCCCTTAACCTCCAACAGTTCTGACCGCTTGGCAAAGGTTAACTCATGCTGCTTTTTCTTATGCTCATTTTGAATGTCGAGAATCTTACTTTCCAATTCCCTTAATTCCTTAACCTTTTCGGCAACCTCGCCGCCGCTTTGGATTGTCATTATTTCCTGCCGCTTAGTCTCTAATTTAGCCTTTAGATCGATAACCTTACCTTCAATCTCAAAACCATTTAACTCTAATACGTCAGGCAAGGAACGGTTAACCTCATTTATGCGAATAGGAATATCTTTCAATTCACCGTTAATCTTGGCCTTTTGTGCAGCAACAACCTTTCTATGGTCGTCTAATAATCTGCCGTTAAGGATGCTCGGTAAATCTACAAGTGCTTTATCTGAGGAAATGACTTCATCATCCGAAACGTCACCGCAAACCTGCAAGATTATTTCCCTGCGCTTCTCCCAATGCAATTGCTCGTTGAAGAATAAAGGACTGGTCAATAGTCTAAAAATATCCTCGTTGACTATCTCGGCAATTTTGGCGGCAAAAACTTTTTCATTAACCGGCACATCGTCAATAAAATGGTCGGTTGTATGTCCGGTGAATGTGGCGGTTGCTTGTCCCTTTTTCTTAGTCCACTTCTCCTTGTAGACTTTTTTAAGTTTCAACTGCTTGCCGCCTACATCAAAAGTTCCTTCTACCTCATGCTCTAGTCCATGAATGACATTGCCGTTACTGTCAAGCGTCTTAATTTCAAACTTTGCTCTGCCTAACGAATCTTTGCCGAATAGTAACCAGTTAAATGAATCGGCAATAGTTGTTTTCCCAAGTCCATTGTCGGCATAAACAGAAACATCTTTGCCGCCTGCATTCAACTCAAATTCCTTAATGCCCTTGAAATTTCTTAACACAAGGTTTTGTATTTTCAAAGTTAATCCTCCTTATTTTTACAACCATTTTCTAACCACTCAATAAAAGACCTCTTTGTCACCAAATATTTCTTGCCATATTTTTTGCCCGGAAAACCTTCTAATTCAAACCACTCATAAGCTGTTCTTGCGGCAACTCCCGCTATTCTACCAACCTCTTTTGGCCCTAAAACATCAGGTGCGTCACTAATACTAAGTCTATCACTAGCAGTTTTCAAAACAATAACCTCCCTTAAAATGGTATTGTATCCGGTTCACTCTCCGCCGCCTCATAACAATCCGATACAGGACACATCAGGCGGTAGTCTTGCGTTTCCCTCTCGACCAAAATCCCTGCAACCATTTCCATATCGGTTTCGGGGATAGTAACTTCCACCAACTTACTTCCACAGAATGGACACACGGACATTTGAACGACTCCCTTGTGTATAAATCCGGCACACTCGCCTGCTCCAAACAGTACGCCGACACTCTTTCAAGTGTTTCCGCGACTAATATTGCTTGTCCCTCACGGATACCCTGCGCCCACGATGCGGTATGTTTTGCTAGTTCTGAATAATCGCTTGTGTTCATGATTCTTTGTTGGTGATTATAGTTAGTTCTTCCTGTAGAAAACATCTTTCAAGACTATCCCAAGTTGCCACCATATCGTCTAATATAACGTCACATAACTGCTGAAAACGCCCTTCTCTAGCACATATAACAGTACCCTTGACGTTTACTATATCCGTGTCTGGTTCATTAACAACAACCCGATCCCACTCCTTAAACATCCTGCTTGTCCTCCTTCGCTTCAAATGAATAACACGGATTGCATCCCGGCGTGAAAAACTTTATGCCGCATTTCTCGCATTTAAACGGTATATTTCCTTCGACTTCTTTCCAAAACTTACAGTTAGCGCAGGTTTCAACTATTGCATTACTCACCGATGCACCCACTTTCTTAATCTTGCTCGCAAATTGCAGCGTGTATTTTATCCATGACCGCAAGCAATTCGGTAGTCACATTATCGTCCAATTCATGTACCTTTACCGCAACTTCCCTCAAATCACAATAAGTCTGACACAGGAAAGCGGTTTCGTGCATATTGTGAAGTTTTTTATCTAAGTTCATTTAGTCACCTCAATCCGTTAATGCTCCATAATTAAAACCGTTATCGTATGGAAAATTATTGTCACATAAAGCATGAATATTCCAATAAGACCACATATACTGATCTGTTCTGATAGTCCAACCAGTTTCATTCTGATTAAATCTATGTGAGAAGTGATAAACCAAAAGGTCTTTATGGTTGTGCTCCTTCTCTTTAATAGTTATAGTAATCGGAACTATCTCACATTTACGACCGTACTTGTTGAAATCAGCAGCAGCGTCTTTTGCATCTTCTAAGTAGCGGTATTTCATTGCCCTGGAAATGTCACCACACGAGGAAAGGGTATTATATGATGCTGCCCGGTATGTTCCATCTGCAAACCTAACTACAAAATAATCTTGCTCAAAAAGATTCAAAAATCAAACACCTCAATCTGTTAATGTCTAGAATAACTTTCTTTCGATGTGCATTTGATAGATTTGATCGGCAGTGTAGCAACCGTAACTTTCAGGTAAACCACAGAAATTGTAGTCAGGACAAACTACACAGCAATGGTCGTAATTCTTTCCACAAGTCCTTCCGTCATTTATGCCCTGCCATATACAGGTATTACCTTCGCCCATATCATCGCAGTAGGTTTTGTATGCCTTGCGTTCGATAACGACATACGGATTAGTCATAACTATCTCACCCCTAAAAATAATTCAAAAAAACTTCAAAAATGTGATGACGGTCACAGACTTATAAAAAAATGTGTGCTATTATGAATTCAGCAAGTCGGAACCGGATTCAGTTTCTAATAGATACAGTAAGTCGCAACCAAGGGCATCAGCGATACGTTGCAGCGTATTGACTGACGGGTTAGAATTAAGACCGTTTTCAATCTTGCAAATATTAGGTTGTGTTATGCCAGTTTTTTCTGAAATATCGTCCTGGGTTAAATTCAATGATTTACGACGTTTAATGATATTTAACCCAATCGCTGTTAAATCCAAACTACTTGTCCTCCTTTCAGTAAAATGTTACTGCAAACAGTATAACTATGCAAAAAAATAAGTTCTTTCAACTATGTCCATTATATACTTTAAAAAGTATAAAGTCAACTGAATTAAGTATATTTTCCCGTGAAATTGTCGCTACCAACAACAACCTGTATACTGAATTGAGGACGGGAAATATAATTAAACATATAATAAAGGGGGAATATCGGGTGGAAATTAAATATAAGTTGTATAATCTCAGGAATAACAGGGGTTTAAGTATGGATGAATTATCACTAAGAACAGTTACAGCAAGAGAACCAAAGGCCATATCAACTAACACCATTGCCGAAATTGAAAGCGGAAAAAGGCAAAGTCCTGGCATTAAAGTTATTGAGAGACTTGCTACCGCATTAAATGTATCACCTATGTACTTTTTTTCCGAAAACGCTCGTACTGTTTTTGACATTTCACAGGTTAACGAGGTATTAACCGACGAAATAAAGCAAATGCTACTTGATAAGGAAACATTGCCTTACCTGTTGCTGGCTAAAAAGGCGTACACCGAACAAATACCGCCTGAGATTGTCGAAGAATTATTAAAAACAATCACTAAAGTAAGAAATATGTAATAACTTTGTCGGAATTATGAGAAACTAACTTCTTGAATTTGCGAATGTTTGCGTGTATTATTATAAATACAAAACAAGTGTTCGCAAAAAAAAGGGGGATGATTGTTATTCGAGTAAATGCAGTTGCAGACTACGGCGGTCTTTTCCATTGTGTGGTTGACGGTGAAAATATTACCGTTGACAAGAACATCACCCATGAAGGTATCAATGAGGTAAATAAGATAGTAAGGTATGGTCATACGAAGCAGGATATGTCCCTGGTTGATGCCAGGGAAGAATACGCCTGCGCCGGGTCTGTAAGGTAAAACAAAAACCCCTTCCATCGCGGAGGGGTTTAATAATGTATTGCATTACTTACCGGGTAATGCTAAAATTATTGTCAATTAAAGCCGAAAACCACCCCTCCCGGCCAAGGTGAAGGTGGTTTTTATCCAAAAGCGGAGGCGTTGCCCCTGCCTGCTTTGCTGTTTATTATTTTACGCAAATGCAGCCAAAATGTCAAGACTCTCCGCTGTGGAAATTTTAGATGTGGAGGGAAAATTGATGGGACAGGCACTTGCGAAGTTAGAAAGTTTCTATGAGAATGTAGGAAGTAGGAACGGATTTAGTGAGAAATTGCATAGAAAATTCATAGAAAATTCGCACATATATAATAATCTTGATAATGATGATTATGATTATAAGGTTTTAATTAATAAGAGTAATGCAATTAAGATGTATTTAGCTAGAAATTTAGATAGAAATAAGATAGAAAACACGGAGGAAGTGGGAAAAGTGACAATCAGATTAGTAGGAAAAGCAGAAAATGAATATCTCAGCGTAGAAGAAGCGGCCAAGTATCTTGACTGTACTACAAAGACTATTAGAAACCGCATAAATAAAGATGGTATGCCCTATCTATGGGATAGAAACAAGAAGATGATCAGCATAGAAAACCTGGAAAAGTGGCAGCATGGAAAACCTGATGGCGTTGAAATTCCATCAATAGAAGAGGTAGAAGAATTAGAGCAGGACATAGAAATAGAAGTGGAAACTGTGGATAACTCTAATGAGGTAGAATATATTCCTTCCGTTGTAGAAAATTTCGTTACCCGTGACGAATTAAACGCATACACCTCCGCTATAAAAGATTTTACTATTGCCTTGTCCGACATTAAGCAGGAAAGTAGGCATGAATTAGATAAACAGAGAGAATATTTTGAGAAACTTTTGGCGCAGCAACAGGAATTGACCGTATCCATGTTTGAGGAATTAAAGAGAGAAAAGGACATGGAGAAAAAAGAAGTCCTGACCGTCATAGAAAATGTTAAGAATGATAGTTATAGTAATGCTGAGAATATCCTAAAGGAATATGAGTGGATTAAGAAACAGAATGAAGATATTTTGGCGGCACAAAGTAAGCGGTCCTGGTGGAAGTTCTGGAAAAAGTAAAACCGCCAAAGCGGTTATCACTTACCCATAATTTCATTTGCCTTTTTAATTGCTTCACCAATAATACTGCTCACGGTTACTATTTCACATGGTTCCTTGCCCTGCAATTTATCAAATTCATGCTTTAATTCAGATATGATTGTCATTATAAATAGTCCGTCAAATAATCCTTTGCACCTATAATCATATGATATGCTTTCTGTAATCACGTCATATGTAATCTTAAAAGATGTACCTCTTTTACTAAACTTCATAGTTCTTTTTGAGATTGTGCTTTTTACGTAACCTCTCTTGCGGCACAATTCTTTAAATAATTCGGCATTTACCTTTTGCTCTTCGGTGAAACCTTTGAACCTTGGTTTTTTAATGCCGCGCAACTTATCCATTTTTTCTTCTTCTGATAATCCTTCAGATATACAGTCTAATTCTTTTGCATGAACAATTCCCCATGTTAATGTTTCATCTTTATTATGTGAAGGATATACTACATAAAATTTTTCACCTTCTAAAATATGTTGACCACATATTTTACATCTCTCATTCCAAGAGAATTTACCCATTGTCATTTTTCTTAATCCCATAAATACCTACCTTCTGATGCCCAACTCGTCAAAAAAGTTGAGCATCTTATTAATCGTGTTTCTCGTGTCGATGAATTTATCGAGCATTGGCGGTCAGAGAAGAAATTGCCGTGGTGGAGGAAGTTGTTAAGAGTTTAATTTATTCAATTCTATTATCTTCAATTACTGCACTAAACTTATCATCAGAATACGTCTTTAGATCATAAGCAAAATCACAACTTCCGACAGGAGAAGAATAAGACTCGCTTTGTCGGTCGTACTGCCAGTCATTGTCTTTTAATATTTTTCTTCTTTTGCGCCATCTTTTATCTATATCCAAATAATCACCCCTACAATTTACTTGTCAATCGGTTAATATGTTGCTTGAACCTGTTAATCTCAGGGTACATACTATTCAACGTGTTACTTACCTCGCCAACCATTTCCGCTAACCGATCATCCTTCCTGTCCTGTAATACTTCTCTTACATACGCCAATTTCTCTCGGCACGTATGTATTTTGGATTTAAGGTTGCTCATTATTCTCCTTCTCCTTACCGCATTTCTTGCATATATAAGATTTTGACGAAAGAATCATCCACACATCAGAGTTATTCTTTATTGATTTACCGCAATCATCACAGTACATTTCTTTCATCCTATAATCACATTTAATGCTTCTCGGTTTTTTAACTTCGGCAGAATTTCTTTGCCAACTAATTTCAGCATAATCACAGTAATTTGTTGCCCTTGACGGCAACTTCTTATTTAGTATTTTGGCTAATGATGGGGCAACACCGGCAGAATAACGATAGTGTATGCATGTTTGGCATTTACTCAACGGTTAACCTCCCCCTAATCCGTAATGACTAAACTATCATTCTTACACATAGGACACCTGTTTTCATCCCCACCCTCACCGTCATACATAAAGTAACCGCCCTGCATATTTATCTTAAACACAGCACTCTTATAGTCCATGTATCCTGTAGTGTAGTCGCAATCTTCACAGTAAATATCGACCATTGCTTTGCCCTGCTCTTCAATCTCTGCCTCAGTAATGTTATTTAGGAGTTGATTGCTCAACGACTAACCTCCTTCAAGGTACTACTAACCACGACAGACACATGTTCCGATCTGCCATCCTGAGCAATATACTTCGCCCATTTCGGTATTGAGTAGAATTTAATTTGACTATTCACCATTACCACCCACCCCCAAGCACTTCTCCAGTAACCCACGCAAGGTTGCAGAAGTTTCATTATCCCACGTACTAAACCACAGTAAAAACTTTTCCTCGGCATGAGTAGGAGTAATACCGACACCTTTTAAAATCTTCACAAGGGCATTGTAGCGAGCAATCGGAGGACTGCAATAGTTTTCTATCTCAACAAGTCTTTTCTCCCTGATGCTATGCCCATACGAACACTCAGGGCAAACGATGTTGTTGTCCAACCGTGCATAATACACTATATCGCCATCAGTAAATTGTTTGCCGCACGACTGGCAGTTACGAATTGGTGTTGTTTTCATTTTACACCTCCAATTCACCAAAACATTTCTCGTATTGGTCGCATTTATTACAATTCATACCCTCATATCCGCATCTTTCAGAGTATCCGCATTTTTCACAATGAAACGGTGGATAGCAATAACCTATGTCGTTGGAAACTCCTTCTGAGTACATTGCTTCGCCACACTTAGGGCATGGTTCCTGTATTACCTGGTCGTATACACCCATTCATACTTCCTCCCCACATTTATCGCATTTCCCCTCTGCCCTCTCCGCAGCGGTCAACTTTCTACCGCACCCAAGGCAGTGTTCCGATTCTGTTTTGTTGTAGTCGAAGGTCATGTTAACTTTACTTCTTCCTTTCAATAGTTATTCTAAATACCATAGAGCAGTTACTACACTTAATTTCATCATAAACAGATAATATCCCCTGTTCAATGTTTTTGTCTGCACAATATGGGCAATACCATTCAAATGAATCTTTCTCTAAGTCGATCGGTTCAATGCGCACCAACTCGTCAATCTGCCCAATGAATGACTTGTTTTCTTCCTTTAATGCGGCAACTTTGCGTTCTAGTGTCTGACTGTGCTTCATAAGTTCTTTGTATTTCACTCTACTTCCTCCCCTCCGTCAATGATGCGCCTAATCCTCCGCAACTTACCAAGAGTGATATTGTTCTTATAAGGACACCCAATCTTCCTCTCTATGTATCTTAGAACGGAAGTAAACTCCTGCTCATCAAGATACTCCTGCATTGACAGGCATATCTTAAATCCAGGACTATCAATGCACCTAAGAGATTTAATCTCACATTTGAATAGTCTAGAAGTGTTATTTATAGCAATGTAAAAATAACTCCTTCCAACCTTCATAACCTCATATTCATTCGGTTCTTTGTTGCTGCTGTAGTGGTCTTTCACATAAACCCTCTGACCTACTTCCATTAGTCCTTCTCCCTCACCTTTAATTTACTAGCAATATCAATCATAGATTTATACCAATCACAACTATCTGTAATAGCGCAATCAGCACAGGCATGGTCACTTCTCGCCCTAACAACACATGGTGTCATGACTAGAAAACTACGAACAAGTTGAAAGAAGAATTCGTTAGAATCTCCCTTCTTATTCTGAAATACTTCAACACTACTAACAATGTCAACATACTCCCTAACTTTAACGATAAGAAACTGCTTAATGCCACCTGCCGCCTCAACATCTTCCTCCATGTCACTGTCGGAGCTATAGACTTCATATCATAGGAAATTTACTATATCGGCAAAACCATTTGTGTAATACATGAACTGAATACCTTCGCCGCATAGTTTTGGATTATCCTCGCAAATCTCGGAGTTTAATTCTACAATAGCATCAATAATGTTCATTAACTTTCCTCCTTCCTTCTTATTGCTAACTTTTCACCCCAATTAGCGCAGGTATCATAAACGCCCATAAACAATTAGCATTATGCGTTAAATATGGTGCGGCAATAACGCAGACACTAACACCAATCCATGCAGTAGCAAGTGTTCCGTATGGGTTCATTGGTTATCATCCTTTCTATTATCCAACCATTCATCAATAATCCGACGAATTAACTCTGAAACTTTTAACTTCTGCTTACATGCCTCCTTCTTTAATTTACCGTGTCTTTCATCATCCATAAAAATACTTCTGCGCTTCAATTCTGCTCACCTCACATATATTATATACCGTTTAGACATACAATGCAACACTTTTCTACCGTATCCAGCACAAAGTTACTCAAAAAAAATAACCCTTTCGGGTTACAGACTTTCCTATTCCCATTTAATATCAATCGCATCTAATACTTCATCGGGCATATTCTCGGCAAATACCTCGCATATAGCAAGTAAAGACATACAAACATCCATTGCCTTGTCGAATTCCTCGACGCCATTTTCATAGTCAGTATCAAGTTTATCTATTTTGGCATGGAAAATTTCAAATACCTTAGAAAAATCTTCTCTTTTCATTAAAAACAACTCCTTTTAAATTATTCGTCATACTGATCGTTCTCCATTCGTTAACCTATTCGCACCCCTACACACCTAAAGAACGGATAACACCTTAAAAACCCAGCAAATACAGCAAAATGGACAAGCGTAAAATTCCGGTATATAATCAGGAGGAACGACGGATTAATGGCAGCAGCGCGAAACGTGGACAAGTTGACTGACCGACTAACCGACCAAACAACCGACCGACTAACTCGTTAATTAATGAACTTCCCAAAGTCAATTATCTCCTGCACCCTACTAACAATAATATCCAGTCCTAAGAACACAACTAATAGCAATATCATTTGTCCTATACTTCTCCTATTTGTCACCTTACAGACGATAAAACCAATTAGACCAACCAACGCCAACAGCATCAACTCAGGCAAACACACACATACAATGACAAAAACTATAACCTGTATAATAGTAAACATAGCATCACCTACACAAATATTCTTGATACGTGATCTAATAAATCTAAGGCAACCCCGATAACTAATATTATGGCCAGAAAAGTTGCTACTATTTTTATCACGGCACAAAAGTTACCCTTGCCAACAGCACCGGCAACCATTTCAGCAACCCAACTCCCTACCGCTATTACCATGAGAATGACTATCTTGTTACCTACACCACCCCAGCCAAAAGTTTTAGACATCGTATTTCGCAAACCTTCCGACAATGCAAACGCAACCATTGGAGATAGTAGTAACCCGATTATTGCCGCAATATACCTCATCCCAGCACCTCCCGGCGTAAATTTCCCACAAGATAACTTCTAAACTCCAACCCGTTTTTATTCTCCGACTTAATCATTTTGTTAATTTCCTTTAACTTTCGCTCGTCGTTAGTGACTATTAAAACGGCAGGAAACCGCTTAGTATGCTTTACCCACCATTGATCTGGTAAATTATCGTACAACTTATTATATTTCCGCACCTTATCAAACTCGTTACCCGGATGATGAATGTCCATTTCGATAAACAGAAACCTAAACTGACCCGTGATTGTATTTTTAATAGCAATAAAGCAATCTGTAATTAGTATTTTCATGTCATAATTGAAGTCTACGGAGTAAATTTCCTCCCATGACTTCAATTGTCGCTCTATCCAGATAACCGCCCAATTAAGCAATACGGTATGCTCTATCTGTTTAATTTCCTTCTGGAAGTATGCGTATGGTTCTTCTGGCGAATAACGGAAACGTCGTAACCTTAACTGATCGGTCAACCTCTTTAATCTTTGCTGACATTTTCTTTTACCAGATGCGGTCAATGGGAATAGTAATACCTGTACCTGTTCGGCGTTAAGACATTTATGACTACCTACGCGCCATGCTATTTCGTTATCGCGGCAATAGCCGTGTTTTCTGTGAGACATTGCACCACTCGTTAAAAACATCCATATCCCTGCCTTTCAATAGATTTTTTGCCTGTTTGACTGGCAGGTGCATTGTCTGTACTTCCTTGGTATCCATACCAAACTTATATATCGCCCTGCCTTTTATTCCCGGCAAATGTGCGGCAATAGAGCAATTTTCACCTAGCACCATGCGACTATTTAATTCGTCGGCAACTTGAAAGCATAACCTCGCTTGGAACATTGCCCTTGTGTCGCCCGGCAAAACCTTTGTTGACGGTCTTTGTGTTGCCGCTATTACAGATATTCCAACCGCCCTAGCAAGTCTGGTTATGCGGTCAACTAACTTGATTGTATCCTTGCAAGATATTTCTGCTAGTTCGTCAATCACGACAACAATAAATGGTAATGGTTCTTTCGCTGTTTTATTGTAGTCTTGAATTTTAACTACCTTTGCCTTTTCTAATGTCCTTATACGCTGCTCCATGCCTTTCTCGACAGACTGCATCAACAATAACGCTTCTTCCTCTGTCTTTGCTAATGCCGCATAATCCTTCAAATAGGCGAATTCTAACCGCTTTAGGTCAATAATTCCTATTCGTGCTACTGGCAGCAATGAAGCAATAAGGACATGCAGAAAGTGCCGAAGCTCTACGGCAAAAACGTGAGTGCCCAGTGCATCGATGCGGTGGAAACGGTGCTGAAGAAGGGCGAGGTGTTCCGGTCAGATGAGGAACGACTGGGTAAACGAGAGGGGAATTAAGAATTACGAATTAAGCAACGGAGCATCTTCTTCCTTGATTCTTTATTCATTATTCTTAATTCTAGCCACATGCTCCAATGTCTCCGTGAACGGCTCACGCTCCTGCTCCTGGCTCTTCTGCCGCTGCACGCGCTTCTGGTGACCGTGGGCACGAGGCTCGTGATGGGCAAAGGCCACGCGCCGCTCCCGTACCTTGCGCTCTGGAAAGAGGCATTGTTGGGAGTGATTCTGCTGTTGATCGTGGCGGAGGTAGCCGCATCTTTCCGGTGGACTTCGGACTTCGGACTTCGGACTTCGGGTAGCAGATGGGATGTTATTGATGGATTGATCGTTGCGTTGCTGGTGCTCGGGCTCGTCGTCACGGCATTCACGCATGGAGATCTGAAGCTCGCACTGCTGGGGTTCCGGTACGACTTCATTCCGCTTGTTTCTTTCCTCGTCGCGCGTCGAGTGCAGTGGTCGGAAGCGTTTCAACGGATGGCGCTTAAGGTTCTTCTTGGAATCGGTGTCATTGTTTCCGCGTATGGCATTTTCACAGCGTTCTTGCCGATGAAATTTTTTCTGTGGCTCGGCTATTCCCCGGCACACTCGCTCTACTTTGCCGACGGTCCGCTGGCCGCATTCCAACAAGTGAGCGAGACGGCGCTTC